TCCTCGTGGTAGAAACAACTGGTTTGCAGAATTTTATGACCGTGGGTGGAACGATGAGTACCCTGAATGGGCTTCTATAAAAGCTGATTACCACGAAAACCCTCGTATGTCGGCACAAGACATAGCGGAAGCTAGAAAGTCTATGTCAAAAGCTGAATTCAACCAAGAATACATGGCTGACTTCAATACATACGAAGGTCAAATCTGGAATTTCAATTTTGAAAAGTGCGTAGCAGACCTGTCTAAGCTAGATACGACCAATATGGACGTATTTGCCGGTTTAGACGTAGGCTATAGAGACCCTACAGCGTTCGTAGTAATAGCATATGATTGGGATACTCAAAAATATTACCTATTAAAAGACTATTTAAAAGCAGAAAAGACCACAGAGCAGCACGCAGAAATAATTCAAGAAATGATTGATCAATACGATCTTGATTATATTTATATTGACTCTGCAGCTCAGCAAATGCGTTTCGATTTAGCGCAAAATTATTCAATCTCCACAATAAATGCTAAGAAATCGGTGTTGGATGGTATTGCACACGTAGCAACTATAGTGGATAATGACAACTTAATTGTGGATCAGAAATGTAAGGATACTTTAGTGTCTCTAGACCAATACCAGTGGAATCCGAACGAAAATTTGATAAATGAAAAACCTTTGCATAATCATGCATCCCATATAGCAGATGCTTTAAGATATGCTCTTTATAGCTTTGAAACGGCTATGCCGGGTTTTTAAAAGTAGGGTGCTAAAAATAATTCTTGACTTCCCACATGTCGGTTGCTATAATTAGCTTATAAATGAAAAAATTAAAAAGAGATTGTGTTAAATATGTTAGGGATAGAGCAAAGTCTCGTTATAAAAAGGGTGTGAACTGTTTTATTTGCGGTGAGACCTCAAATTTAGACTTCCATCATTTTTATAGCTTAACACCTTTGCTAAATCGCTGGATACTTAAAAACCGACTAGACCCGAACGATGTCATGGAGTGGCGCGATGAGTTTATAGAGGAACACGAAACCGAATTATTTATTGATACGGTTACGATCTGTAAAGCCCATCATCAACAACTTCATTCCATCTACGGTAAACACCCTAGTCTTGGAACCGCCAAAAAGCAAATGAGGTGGGTTAACATACAAAGAGATAAACATGGGATTATGGAATAAATTCTTTGGCGAAAAACTAAACCCCGCTCAACCGGATATTGGTGGCGACATAGAAGGGACTAAAGAATACTACTCAAGCTACACGGCAGCATACGAACAATTAGAAATAGTAAACCGTGGAGTAAATATGATTGTAGACGACGCTGCAGAAATACCTGTAGTCGTCGGCGATCAAGCACCTGGTAAGTCAGTAGTTAAAGGTGTAAAGAAAGTTTCAGTTGATAGGCTATTAAATTACGAACCTAACCCGTTTCAAGATATTAATACCTTTAGACGAAATCTACTTCTGGACTACTTGTTAGATGGTAATATTTTTATATATTTTGATGGAAATCACTTATATCATCTACCCGCTAACAAGGTACAAATTGAATCCAGCCAAAAAACCTATATCAAGCAGTTCTTGTTTAATGGCCGAATTCCTTATAAACCAGATGAGATAATACATATTAAAGAAAACTCCTTCCGATCAATATATCGAGGGACTTCTCGACTAAAGCCAGCCAAAAGAACAATGGAACTAATGGCTAGTATGAGAAATTTTCAGGATAACTTCTTTAAGAATGGAGCAGTTCCTGGTCTGGTACTGAAAAGTCCAAACACTCTGTCACAGAAGATCAAAGAGAGATTAATAGCTTCGTGGGCAGATAAATACAGACCAGATTCCGGAGGTAAAAGACCTTTAGTTCTGGATGGTGGGTTAGAAATTGATGCAATTTCTAATGTTAATTTTAAAGAATTAGATTTTCAACCTTCCATCGCAGAAAATGAAAAGATTATACTAAAGGCGTTAGGAATACCGCCTATTTTATTAGACTCTGGAAATAATGCTAATTTAAGACCAAATATGCGTATGTATTATTTGGAAACGATATTATCCATTACTAAAAAGATTAATAGCGGGTTTCAGAGATATTTTGGGTTTTATATAGAAGATGACGTTACTGATATTCCAGCACTGCAGCCGGAATTAAGTGATCAATCAAACTACTATACTTCACTAGTAAATACTGGCGTAATTACTCCAAACGAAGCTAGAGAAAGGTTAGGGTTTGAACGAGATGAAGATCCAACTAGTGACGAATTAAGAGTGCCTGCTAATATCGCAGGGAGTGCAGGAAATCCCAGCGAAGGCGGCAGGCCTGCAGAAGGAGATGACAAAAAATGAGTTCAGTGCGTAAACGCAAAACCATGCTAAAGAAACTCAATTCGTACTTTAGCAAGAAAGGTGAGCTAGTTGGAGAAAGAGAATATTCCAAAGATTATACAGCTCCCTATCGACTGGAAACGATTAAAAAACACCTGGGTGGTTGGCATAGAATGGTCTACTATCTAGGTTTTTACTATCCTCAGTGGAAAGCAACGTCGGGAGCACCGACACCTACCTTTCCAGAGGCTAGGAAGGAGCCGAAAGTAGAAGTGGTTAAGAAAGACCCAGTAGCCATTTTGAAGGAGGCCATGAGCAAAGTCGATGAAGAAGATGAATAAAGTATTTAATTTAACTTCTACATTTAAAGCTCATGAAGAGGATGACGGTAGCGTAATGATTTCTGGCTTAGCCAGTACTGCCGACATTGATAGAGCCGGGGACATCGTACCTGTAGAAGCTTGGAAAAAGGGTGGTCTTGATAATTTCAAGAAAAACCCTATTATTTTATTTAATCATAATTATAACAGACCCATCGGTAGAGCTGTTTCAATCGAACCTACCAGTCGTGGGCTAGAAATGAAAGCAAAAATTAGTAAAGCGGCTGGTGATATCGGTCAACTAATTAAAGATGGCGTCCTTGGAGCTTTTTCCGTTGGTTTCTTAGCTAAGGATGTTGAATATATAGAGGAAACTGACGGGTTTAATATAAAGGACGCTGAATTGTTTGAGGTATCGGTTGTTTCTGTGCCTATGAATCAAGCAGCTACTTTTTCCTTAGCGAAATCCTTTGATTCTATGGAAGAATACGAGGAATTCAAAAAAACGTTAACCAATCGTGTAGATCTAGCCGGTCAGTCTCTGGCTAAAGAAGAAGCTAAAGTTTCTAGAATAGCTAGTGATACATCGGAAGCGGGCGAACAGAAAGTTGCCCAGAAGGAGATCAAAATGTCAGGAGAAAATACTCCCACATTCGACTTGGAAGCTCTTGCGGAGAGAGTAGCAAAAGAAACCGCTACTCGCGTAAAAATGGAGCAAGCCAAAGAGAAAGCAGCTGCTGAAGAAGCGGCTAGAAAAGAGGCTGAAAGAAAAGCAGCAGAAGACCTTCGTAAGGAAGAAGTCAATATCGCTGTTAAGACCGGCACGGAACGTCTGATGGAAGATCTGGAAGCTAAGTTCGCAGAAAAAGACGCGAATTTCCAGAGCATTATCGAAAAGTTCAAAGCTGAACTAGACGAGAAAACTCAAGAAATTGAGAAGTTCCATAACTCGAAGAGATTCTTTGTGGATCGTTCGAACGGTATGTCAGCTAAACAGGCTTTAGAAGCTAATTCTAAAGAGGTTGTTCAAGCACACCTTTTAGGTGTCATGACAGGCAAAGGTTGGAATACAGACTACGCTAAAGACGTTTTCGAAAAAGCGGGTCTTGATTATACAACTGATACCACTCTTGGAGATCTTGACCAAGAAGTGCGTGATCTCATCCAGAAAGAAGTATGGTATGAGACCAAAGTAGCTAGTCTGTTCCGCGAAATTACCGTAAACGGTAGAGCGACAGTGCTGCCAGTACAAACTGACGTTGATTACGCTATTTGGGCGATCAACCAAGGCTTCGATCCAACAGCACACGGTAACTTAGAGAACCGTGATAATGCGACAGCGAATACGTACAAAGCGCGTTCGGTGACCATGACTGTTGATCGTATGATCTCAAGCACCTACATTGATAACGATATCGATGAGAAAACGCTTGTGAATCTGCTGCCTATGTTGACTCAAGGCGTAGCTCGTGCACACGCAAGAGCTGTTGAGCATGCAATTCTGTTACCTACGGG